CTCCAGCACCGCCATCACGGGCAGCGCCTCCTTGCCCATGAAGGGCTTGGTCAACTCGGTCACCGCGCCGGCGGCGGCCACTCTTATAATACTGCCGATGGCGGTCTGCCGGACGTCGGCCATGTTGACCTGGCCCTGGGTCGCCACCGTCCTCGGAAACATGCTCTGACCCAGACTGTCCAGGGTGGCCCGCATCACCCGGCTCTCGACCCGCTGCAGATCCATGACCATGTCGGCCTGCGACATGCCGATGACCTGACCGACTTCCCGGTATGGGGTGAAACAACTCAGCGGGATCTCGTCGACCCGCTCCCACTGAATAAGGCTCTGGGCGTTGCCCAGCATGTGCACATGGACCAGCTCGGCGCGGTGGTCGCCATCCGTGTCCATCCGGATCCAGCCCTCGGCATACCTGACGAGGCTGGTCGCCTTATCGTTCGGCGGGCTGGCGGCCATGTTACGCCCCCTGGCCCCATCCCTGGCGATCACCTCCTGCCGCCGCCGCATGTCCTGGCCGCGACCCCGATGCGCCAGCACCTTGTCCTCGGGCAGACCCATCTCGAGCAGTTCCGAGACCGTCACGTCGCGCACGTCCCAGACCGCCTTCGCGGTCGCGACGGTGGAGGCCGATGGGTCGACCCAGATACACTCGGCCGGCCGCTGCGTGATGTGCGGCCAGCCACGCGACGTGGAGCGGGTGAGCGTGGCCGACCACAACTCGGCGGGGGCGCCCTGGGACAGATACATCTGCCCCTCGGGGGTTTTGGCGAGCGCCTGTTGCTCCTGGGGCAACATCGGGCGGCGGATGATCCGGCTCGCCTCGATCCCAGGTTCGGCGAGGAGCATCTGCAACTGCGGCAGCAGCAGCCCCTCGCATACCTCCGTCCTGCTGGCCTGTCTGGCGCCCCAGTGCCACCGGACCCACCCCGCCTTGCGGGTCAGCGCGTCCAGCAACGCATCATGCAGAATGGTCCAGCCGGGATTGGCCGAGAACAAGGCCCATCTGGCATAGTCCGTCGCCTGCCGCGCCAGTTGGGCCACCGTGCCATCAGTCTCTTCCGACGAAATGGGGCTGAAGGAGACGGGATCTTCGACGCCGGTGAAGAGACGGAGGAGGCTCGGGAGCGTCTGGCGAATGGTGTCCCTGACCACGGTCAGGGTGATGTTACTGCGGCCCTCCAGCCTCGGCGCGTTGGGTTCTCCGGCATAATATTCCGAGGCGGTTATCCGTTGGCGGCTCAACTGATCATCGTAATTCCGGCAGGCCGAGAACCAGAACCGCGCGTTTTCAGCGATCTCGGCGTCGGTCTTGTTTACCTTCTCATAGACAATTTCCTCCTGCCATTGGGTGCCGGCAGGACGAGGCGTTGGACGCAAACGCGCCGCATACGGACGAAGTGAAGGAGGCAGCGACGCATCACTGTCCGCCGGATCGCGGTCAGGAACTCGCATGAGAAAGGCGAGCATCCGCTCCGCGCCAACACCTAAACCAATCGGACGCATGCCCTGAGGAACCAGGCCAGGAATTGGAGGCAAAGGGGGCAGCTGCCCCGGTATCATCGGAGGCGCCATCGTCCCGCTCATGTGCTACACTCCAAAACGGAGAGCGGCGGCGCGCCAACGCCACCACCCTCCTGACCAACGACCCTGTGCTGGAGGATCAAATGGCTATCAGGACACTGCCAGATCGCGATTTCGTCCGCGAATGTCTCGACTACGACCCCGATGAAACCGGGCTTTTCAATTGGCGGAAAAGACCACCCTCGCACTTTCGGACGCCACACGAGTTCCGACGATGGAACACGCGTTACGCCAACACCAGAGCCGGGTCCGTCATGCCGGACGGTTATCTGAGGATATACATTAACCGCCGTGGTTTGCTGGCTCACCGACTTGCGTGGCTGACGACTTACGGCGAACCCGTCCCGCCGGTCATTGACCATATCGATGGTAATACTTCGAACAACCGACTCAACAACCTCAGAGCATCGAACTATCCAAACAACCTCGCCAACGCCAAATTGCATCGGGATACCACGACCGGGGTTAAGGGCGTCTTCCAGATCAAGAAAAATGGTAGGTTCCTGGCATACATCACCAGAAACCGGCAGAAACACCACATCGGTATCTACGACACGATTGAAGAGGCCGCCGAGGCGCGACGCGAAGCCGCTGTCAGACTGCATGGGGATTTTGCCCGTCATGCGTAACCCGCGACGCGATCAACCGGCCACGCGCACGCCGCAACCGTCGCTCCGCCGCATGAAACGCCGCCAGGGCCTCCCGATATTCCAACTCCGGATCAACCTCGGTCATGACTGCTTGTCCCTGATCTCTTTCAGCATCAAACCGACGTCATGATGGATCGTCTCGAACTGCTTATCGGCGCGCTCGCGCACATCGTTCAATCGCTTGCCAAAATCAGCGCGTAACTTCTCCACCGCCGCCTCCAACACGCGCAGCCGCGCGTTGGCGTCCAGATTGATGTTCTTTTGCTGCTTCAAACGCTCACCAAGCTCCACGACGATCCTGTTCGCCAACGTATCAGCCACAACCAGAACAATCCGCCTGACCAACCCCTCCATGATGGCGCTGTGCTTCGGATCATCGTCAAACGGCGGCCACTCGCGATCCCGCTCCTCCGAAACCATTACACGAACTCCCCCGGTTGGAAGGCCATCCCAAGGGGGCGGCTGTCATGCAGCCCACTGGTCATGCCGCTGCCAATCCCCAGGCCCTGCTGGGCAAAAGTATGGATCAGCGCGTCCGCCGCGTCGGGGGAGGCGAGGCCACGGGAACGCATGCTGTTCTTGCTCTCGACCTGCAACCGCCCATCACTCAGGAAGGCATAACGCGGGGCCACGAGGTCATCCCTGAGTTGATCATCAAGCGGCAGACGGCAGGCCCGGCTCTCCAGCCACTCCTTGGTCCTGACCCACAACTCGTCTCTGAGCCTCGCGTATTTGCCGGTGGTTGATGCCGCCTCGGAGACATTGAGGCCCAGTATGGGCAGGTTCTGCTCGTGCAGGCGGTCAACGACACCCGAGCCAATGCCGATGACATCGATCACGATCAGCGCGGGTTTGATGGTCTGGAGGTCGTATTCGGCCTTCAGGGCGCCACTGAGTTGCATCGTGTCAAACTGCCGCCACCGCCTGGGCATCTCGGTGACCACGTTGCCGCGCCGCTTGATGAGGACAGAGGCGTCACTGCCGAAGCGAGCCACATCGACGCCCCAATACTCGGCCTGCGTCATGTCGATGGCGATGTCCCGACGCATCGCGCTGTCGACCAACTCGGCACCGATCAGCGTGTTGTCATCCGCCTGGGGAAACTCACCGAGCACCCTTACTCTGTAGGCATTGCTGTCGATGCCGTAACGCTTTTGGATTTCATCAACGAAGCCGGGCGAGACACGCTTTGAGTCGGCCGATGATACCTTCATCGTAAACCACCGATCCCTTTCCAGCATGTGACAGCGCCAGAAGAAACCACTGGAGCGGGTGGGGTTGCCGATCAGGAGGGTGATGGCGCCGGGACTGCTCATGCTGCCGCCCGCCGCTTCGAACACCGCCTCGGGTATGCCACTGGCCTCATCGGCCACGAGGAGGACATGATCACTGTGCAACCCGGCCATCGCCTCGGGCGTGTCGGACCGGCTGGTCCTGGCGGTGATGAAACACTCCTGATCCGATCTCAGGGTTATGTGATCACTGGTGATGTTCCATAAATCCCGCCAACCCTTCGGCAACAAATTGAACCACTTGATCGTCTCGGGCCACAACGCGTCAAACAACTGCGGACTGGTCGGCGCGGTGCACGCGATCTTGAAGGGCGCCCGAGTATTCGCATACCACGTGAGGACCCACGCCGCGAACGCCGTCTTGCCAACACCATGGCCGCTTCTGATGGCAATGCGGGTGTGGCCTTTGGCCAAGGCTTGCAGGGCCTGGAGTTGCCATTGGTCAGGCTCAACCCGCAACACCTCCCTGACAAAAGCAACCGGCGCCCGAGCATACCGACTTATCGCGACGTGGAACGGGTTCTCGGCTCTGGCGATCCGCTCGCCCCAGTCAGCCGGGAGTGTCGATGGGGCGGGGGCGTCGGTCACTTCTCCCGATCCTTCAATAACCGATCCAATAAATCCTCAATGCGGATCAAACGAGAATTGATCGAGCCATACTGAACCAGCCGACCCTCGATCGCGGATAGCCTCGGCTCCAGACGCCACATGCGATGCTGCACAATGTCAGGCAACATCAACACAGCCATCACACGAAAAGTCAGACCATGCGCGGCCAGTATCGAACGCGCCTCCCGCCGCAACACAGGACCACAAATCAAACGCCACTCATGCTCCGAATAAGCCGCCATGTCCGCCAGCGTCCGCATCGACTCGCGCTCGGTAAGAGAACGCAAACGCCCCGACATCGGAACCTCAACCAACGCACGATCGCGAGGCGCCCCCGCCGCCAAAGCCAACGCCTCGTAATCAGACGCCTCGGTGTCAATGTCGATCTCGGAATCGGTGTCATTCATCCCGGATTGTCCAAACAACGCTCAATGATCGTCTTCAACAACGCGTTCCTGGCCTCGCTGTTGTGCTGCACACTGTAAGCAAGGGCGCCCATGAAAAGAATGTTGAGGACGAGAAGCGCAATGAAGGCCGGAGGAAGAGCACGAATGAGCTTGTCGGGAATGCCGGCCAGTAACTGCTGCGTGCTCTCGTTCACGGCACCGTCTCATCAACCA